CTGTGAAGCCACTTGTTGAGACTTTTGGGTGATGGCAGCTTCTTGCCCAGCCAATCTTTTAAGCGAAGCAACGGATACAAGGTCAGTTTTGCCATTGACCGTAACTTCGACCATAGCGTCATCAGACACTGTTTCAGCTTCTGCTTCATCAGTCTCGCTGTCGCTTTCAGTCTCTTCGTCATCTGGTTCAACATCTTCATCTTGGTCTGTTTCTTCCTCTTCAGGATTTTCTGTTTCAGCGTCATCAATCTCTTCGATGTCGTTTGTCTCTTCTAATTCGGTGACATCTTGAGTTTCTTCCGTCTCTGGTGTTTCGGATGGCTGTGTTTGTTCAGCGTCCTTTTGTTCCCAACGCGAAAGGATTGCATCAGCGGCTTCATCAACTGTTAAAGCGACTGGTGCGTCTACTGAGGTAGTTTGTTGCACGTCTTCCATGTGATAGTGCCTATTCCTCTTGATTGTTGTTATCGTTAGCAGCGACCTTGGCTTGGATTTCATCGCGTACACTGACCCGCTGTTGTAGGGTCGATACGATGTCTACCAAGGCTCTGTAGTGGGCGTAGGAGCGTTCCCTAGCGTCTTTATCCTCTGGCTTAGAGTTACAGAACGCTTGGAAACTGCTGTCTACTAACTGGTTTACAGTGCGGTTGAAGGCGTCAGTCTTTAGTAAGACATCAGCCTCATCACCTAATCTGCAAAGTTGCTCTTCTTTTTGTTGGTCTTCCATTCGGTCTCCTTATCCGGTTGGACTTGCTATTCCCCGGACATCAGTTGTGTTCTTACGCAGGACTTCTAGTTCAGCGTTGTCGATTAGGACTTTGTGCTGGAACTGTGCTTCCTTCAGGTCTTGGTTGTCAGACTGAAGTGCGTGTGATGCCTGTGCTTTGATTTGGTCTGTTTCAATCTTTGCTTGTGCTTGCATCATGTCTAACTGGAGCCGCTGTTCTGCGACTGCTGTCTGACGTTCCTGCAACTCAAGCTGCTTTTGCTGCATCTGCATTTGCATTTCGGCAGCTGGGTCTGGCTGTGGTGGTGGAAGCTGTTCTGGGTTTGTCAGATAGTCTTCCACATTGAGGATACCTTGCTGTTCTAAGACAGCCTTGAGCATCCTGAATTTGTTTTCCATTCCGTAAAGCGGAGCAATCGTTGGGTCTTGGCTAAACAAGGCGTGAACGGAGAGTAGCTTCTGGGCTTCTTTCTCTTGTTCGCCATAACCAAGACGCAATTCGACCATTACGTCACGTTTTTCGTCCCATGTTGCAGGATTGATTTGGACGTAGTTACCAGATAGTTCGACTATCTTTTCTTGGTCTTCATTTTCGACACATAGCCTATATGCTTCAAAGAATAGTGGCTTAACGAACTGATTAGCGAAGTTACGAGCAATGATTTTCTGTCGCTGCTGGCTCATTGTAGCTAGTTGCTCAACCATAGCTGCCGAGTTTTGCTTGCTAATTGCGTCTTTGTTTAGCCCCTGACTTAGCTTTGATACGCCGCTGTTGTTTTCTAAATCTTCGTCAAGCAGCTGAAGCGTCTGGAATACAAACGGATTCATCGAGCCTTGCGGCATCGGGCTGACGGCATCAGGGCGAGTTACGTTAACTAAACCGCCTACTCTGTTATCAATCAGTTCCCTTGGATTAGTCAGGCCACCTTTGACCACCATGTAACGTGGATTGTTGGTGATGACTGTATGGTCAAGGATTGAACGAGTTAGGACGGTCTTTGCGTTCTGGGTTGAAATTAGCTTTTCGGCAAAGTTTGAGCCATAGAACGTATGTGGGATAGGCAAAGGGCAGAAAGTGATAAACGGTCTGCGTTTGACCTCTTCCTTTTCTAGTAGGACGTTTCCGGCTTTCACCACACGATGTAGCTTGGCTACACCTGTACCTTCTGTGTCCAGCATAATGTAGGCTTCGTAGACAAGGACGGTTCTTACTTGGTCTTGGTAACCAGTAGCGTTAAAGCCACGGTCTGCGCCAATATCCTCGTGCCTTGCTAAGACTTCAGGGTCAGTTTCAAGCTGGATGTCTTCATGGTCACCAATTTTATCAACCAGTTCGTCATCGTATAACTCACGAAGTTCTGAAATGGTCTTTGGTACACGGTGAGCAACGAATTTGACTGTATCTAGGCTTTTGGCCTGTGGTTCGATGAGAAACTGTTCAGGCGGGATGCTTTCAATGCAGACTTGGCTGGTGTCTCTGGTCTTGCTGATAGTTCCTGAGACCAGCCCCAAGTCATCGGTTTCGCTGTCTACCAGTTCGATGTTCTCATCGCTTGCAAGCAGCATATCCAATTCGTCTTGAGTGATATTCTCAAACTCTTCCAAGTCATCTTCAGACCGGACATCCCAGAATATCTTGGCGACACCTACTCTTGATGTCAGGCCATCGTGAATTACGTCACGAGCAATATCAAAGAAGTTGTTCTGACGATGTAAAACATAGTCCGTATACGCAGAACAGACTTCAGCCATCTGCACGTCTTCTGGCCCTTGAGGGGTAAACTTGCAGATTTTGTTTCCAGCACTGAAGGTTTCCAACAGTGCAGCTGACATACTTGATACAGCATCAAATACAGTCTGTGAGACGTACTTGGAGTTTCCATCATGCGCTGGCTTTGGAAGGGTCGCGTTCAGGTACTGTGTAACCCGCTGCCGTTCACGAGATAGGTCACTATCGTAGTAACCAACAGACATCTTGATGTTGTTCTCTACAATCGTAACGATTTCGCTATCTTCTAGCTTTTTGTAGTCTTCTATTTTAGCCATTGATTATACCATTTCGATGTAAAGTTCATTTGGTGTCTCCACTGGTTCCCATGCGCCTTCGTGGACGTGATTTGCTAGGGCTAGGCTCATAACGCAGTCGTCATAACAGCCCTGCTCTGCTTCCATTGCGCCGCTTTCGGTCACGATGTAGGTCAGCATTTCGCGGATGGTGGTTTTGTCGTTTAATTCCAACTCGCCTTCACGCATTGCGGCTCTTAGCTCGTCAATGATGAGTGGTTTGGTTTTGCTGGTAGTCGTGAAACCTAGCTTGGTGGTTTCCTTGTCTGTCAGCTTGTCGATTTGGACTTCAGTGAAGAAGTTCGGGTAGGCATAGTCTTTTCCAAGCCGTGTAGCCGTAAGAATACCGTGGCTATTGTTTTCAACGATAATGAAAGCCTCGTTGTAATAGGTTCCAAGTTCACGCAGGATTTCTGCGAAATAGTCTGGATGTACCTGACCACGCCAAGTTGCGACTTGCCTCTTTTTGCTATCCAGAACTTGTGCGACCGACCAGTCTCCTCCCCTAACTCCCATAGCAACGTCTGCACCAATGACATATCGTTCTCCGCTATCGTGTTTTCGGTAGGTTTGTAGTTCCCCTCGATGATGGTTGACCCATTCTTCGCCTTCTAAGGCTAGTTTCTGGTCAATATCACGAGCGTCTTTCAGTGCGTCTTGCAGCTGCGCTGGATTGAACACTGGGCGTCCAGTGGTCAGGAAGGCTGTTTCTGGAGTATCTGGGTACTCTTGGTTCCACAAATCCAAGCCGTTCTGGGCGATTTTACGCCGCCGGAACATTAGCTGTTCGTTATCCAGCTTGAACTTCTTGGCTAGTTCTTTTTCTTCTGGTGTGCGCTTAAAGCCTTTGGACACTGGTTCACGGTATTCTGGGTCAGTGAACCAAGGAATGAATACTGGAACGTATCCGTTTGTCCCTTCTACAGCCCCTTTCCACATCTCGTAGAAGACACCAGACACACCATTAGCCGTGCTTTCGATGAATACGGCTGTGCCTCTGGTATTAGGAACTGCTTGAGACAGGCCATTCCAGATTTCTTCTGCTGTCGATTTAGGCCAGAAAGCAAGTTCTGACGCATGAACGTGGGAAA